TTTTGCATGAAAAAACAAGTGGACAAGTAGCTCGTTTAGTGCATTATTTTTAAAACATAACACAATTTCATTACAATTTTAATCTAGTAGATAAACAATTTTCTAAAAATTGTTAAAAAAGATACTAAATATAAATCCAATTTTATATATTTGCCTATAATTATTAACTAAAACTATAAATAATGGGAACACAAAAAGAGTTGTATATGAAGCAACAGCAAGAAGAGAGTATTAATCAATTAAATAATAAAATGTCAAGAAAAACAAACAAGCAAGAAGAAAAACCAGAACCAATAATAGAAACAAGAAAAGAGGCTTTAAGAAGGCTTTATATAAGTAATGGTTTGACAGAAGAAGATATACACAAAGATCCTAGAGGATTTGTAACAATTAAAAGAGAGGGAATAGATAAGATTGCTGCAAGAAATGGCATTACTATTGGTTATGAGGTGGTTACTTTGGACATGGATAAAGGTTTGTGTGTCCTTAAAGCTGCAGGAACTATGAAGGTAGGTAATGATGTTAAAAACATGATGAGTTTTGGTGAAGCTTCTCCAGAGAACTTAATGGGAGGAGGTAAGAAATTCCCTGTTGCTATGGCAGAAAAAAGAGCAATGAGTAGAGTTGTTTTAAAGCTTACTGGATTTTATGAGCAAGGAGTTTTTGGTCAAGATGAGGTTGATAATTAATGACTGATTGGATAGATGATGCACTTGATGGTAAGCCTACTAGTATCACTGATACGCAATGGCTTATCATTGAGTCCAACATTCAATACACATTGTTTGAACAGAGATGGAAATCTGATGTTTTAAGCAAACTTAATGATCTTACAGAATTAGAGGCAGAAGAAATAATAACTATGATAAATGAAAACAGATATGAAACAGACACAAGAAGGCAATGGAAAAGAATGCTCAAAGATGGAGTATTTGGAAATAGAGATTTTTAATCACTTCTTAAAGGTTTATACCTATATTGTTTGGAATAAAAAAATTATATTAGGTGAAGTAGTTGAAGATGATATTATGAAACTGCTGGACAAATCTCAACTCATAGACTTTTATCATATGGGTAAAAATAAATTTAAAGTAGAGAAATCAAAGATAAGAAAACATCTTAAAAAAAATGACTAACAAATACAGCTTAGTTCAGATAAGAGAATCAAGAAATGAGTTTGAAGCTTTATTGAGAATTTATGGTATATCTAATTTAAAACTCTGTAAGATCTTAGGAGTTAATTATGCTACAAGTAGAAAGTATATAGAGAATCCTCCTTTACTTAAGTTTGTACACGCAAAAACATTAGCAGACTTTATAGGATTAAATGTACAGGATATAGTTGATACAATAGTGTACGACTTAAATTAAACTAAACAAATGAAAAGAAGAAGAGTAAAATTTAGTAATTATTATCACCAGATTATTATAGAAGAGTTGGCAGAACTATATGATGTAAAAAAAGAAAGTATATTTTTAGGTAGTAGAAAAAAAAATATTGTATTTGCAAAGAGAATGTATATTTTTGTATTAAGAAATGTATTTAACTTAACGATAACGGAGATAGGGGAGATAACAAATCTACATCATGCCTCTGTAATTCATCACACTAGAAAGTTTGAATTTTTTTACAATAATTATGCAGAAGAGAATTTATCTTTTAAAAGAATAGAAAACAGAATTATAGAAGTAGAAGTAGATGAAGAAATTGTAGCTTTAGAAATGACTAAATACAAAATAGAAGAATCATTAACCAAATTATATAAAATTAAAAACAATAAAAATGAAAGAGAAAAAAGAAAAAGTTTACCTACCGAGTAGTATCAAAAACATTAAAACGCAATACGGAACAATGATGGTTGCTAATTTTAAATTAGAAGAGCTTCAGGCAAACTCTAAGAATGGCTGGGTTTCAATGGTAATCTCAGAGAGAAGAGAACCATCTGAGAAGGGAGCAACACATTATGCTTATGTAAATGACTACAAACCAAAAGAACAGTCAAATACATATGCTAAGAAGTCTAATGCTGATAGTGATGATCTACCTTTTTAAATGAAAAATCAGCCAAACTATTATGCAATTATAAGTGCTGAGGTTAGATATGATAAGAATCTAACTGCTAACTCTAAATTATTATATGCAGAAATTACTGCATTATTAAATATGAATGGAGAGTGCTTTGCTACTAATAAATATTTTGCTAACCTATATGGAAAGAGTATTGTTACAATTTCCAAATGGGTTAGTGAATTGGTTGCAAATGGATATGTTTCAACATATTACACCTACAAGCAAGGTACTAAAGAAATTGATAGGAGGTATATAAGTATTCTTAAAGGGGGTATTAAAGAAAAAGAAGGGGAGGGTATTAAAGAAAACTTTAAGGATAATAATACAAGTATTAATAATAATATTACATATAGTAATAATAAGGTTCGTTTTAAAAAACCAACAATAATTGAGATTAAAGAATATTGTACTGAAAGAAAAAATAATGTAGATTCAGAAACATTTTATCATTTCTATGAAAGTAAAGATTGGAAGATTGGTAAAGGAAAAATGAAGAATTGGAAAAGCTGTATAATAACTTGGGAAAAAAGCAATAGAAACAATAATACTAATGATAGAACTACATCAGATAGGCACACAGCAGGAGAAGACTATGGAGATGGTAAATTTTAAACTATGAGAACAATAGAAGATACATTTAAAAATGCAGACTTTCTGCAGCCTAAAGTTTATAACAGATATAAACTAGGGACAAGAGAAGAAATAAAAAATATGTTTATTAAGTCTTTTGAGTATTATGATAGAACTATAGACAAGTATGAGCATTTGCCTGCCTATGATGAGATTATTAATTGGATGCTAGACACTAAAGGACAGGGATTAATATTAATGGGACAATGTGGATTAGGTAAATCAACAATATTAAATTATGTTATTCCAGCTATATTTAGAACTAAAATAAATAAAATACTTAGAAGTATTCCTGCAAAAGAATTAGGTGCAGTTGATAGAAACAAAGCACCATTTATAATAATAGATGATTTAGGAACTGAAAGTATTAAGAATGATTATGGTACTAAGATTGATGCAGTTGCTGATGCAATTTCTTATGCTGAAGATAGTTCAAAGACTTTACTTATAACTACTAATTTAACTCCAAAAAGATTAAAAGAAAGATATGATGAGAGAACTTTAGATAGACTTAGAAAGTGTAAGGTAGTTATGATCAAGGGTAAAAGTTTTAGAAATTAAATTATATAAAATTCAAATACTTTATTATATTTGTGAAATGAAGATATTAACAATCGTTTGGGGAATAATTATAATAGCTTGTATATTAGAGGCTTATTTTTGCACTACATTTGAAAATGAATTATAAGATAGTAATATGGATAATATAAAACAAAAAAGAACTTACAAGGGAATTAAATCTATTCTTAAACATCATATAAAATATAATGTAAGAAGCCTTTGGACTTTTGAAGATGATAACTTTACTAGTGTATATGAAAATTATAGTGGTGATTCAAGGATATATACACCTCAGCAACTTATTAAATTAATAGATAGCTTATGACTTTAGCATTTATATTCATAATATTATTTGCTTTAATTTTAATTATATGTTTAACTATTATAGAGGATAAGATTAAAGTTAAGCAAAATAAAGAGTTGGAAAAAAATATCAAATTAATGGATGAAAATAAACATAGAACTCTTACTGGAGGTCTAGCTCACGATAGAATATATGAAAGACAAAAAAAAGCATAGCGATCATTATTGGCTAAAAGATAGGAATGGTTACATTTCTAATAATACTGAGAATGAAGAAATAGATTACAGTGTTAATAAAATTCCTAATTATTACATAGGAAAAATTTATGGTTATGAAGCACGTAAAGTTGTAGAAGATTTTGATCTTTCTTATAACTGTGGCACAGCACTTACTTACATCTTAAGAAGTAAAAGAAAACATAAAACAAGTGTTGATTGCATACAGAAAGCAATAAACCATTTAGAATTTGAGTTGGATAAAATAAAAAATGAGAAAACCGATATATAGAGTATTCATATCTTATGAGATTAAAAATAAGAAAGGTTCTACCAGAAAAAAAACTACTGGTACTTTAGATACTTTTGCTCTTACATCCAACATAAAAGAGATTACAAAAGATGAGGATTTGATTAATAGAATTTGTTATGTAAATAAAAAAGATCCCTTAAAGGTTGATGTTATAGTTTATGATGTAGATATAGAGAATCAATATGGAGAAACTTTAGATAGGTTTGATGATGTAAATTAAATTACAAAAATAATATGCCGAAGATTAGAAAAATAAAGATAGCTGACAGGAAGGACTCAAGAGGTGGAGGTTACTCAAGAAGAAAGTTTACTGTTCAAGAAGCTGATGCTATAAGAAAAGAATACAGTACTGCAGTAGGCAAGATAACTATATCATCTCTTGCTAGGAAGTATAAAGTATCTCAACCTTTAATGTACCAACTCATTAAGGGGACTACCTATACCGAAGGGGGGATAGGGGGTAGGCATAGGGGGCAT